GATCCTATCGCATGGGGATTTTATCAAGCAACTGCGGCAACTGCTGCGGGTGATGCCCCAACAACTACAAATGACACTTTTAGCGGTCAAGGTGTAGTAAATAACACAAATTTTTTATCTTCAAATGTTGTTCAAGGTATTCAAAACAATTTTGGATCAATGACTGGTAATGAAGGATTTTTAAGACGTCAACAACTTATCAATTTTGACACTGCTGGATTAACTGGTGGTTCAGGTGGAACTCTTGCAACTGGTGGATCTAATGAAACATATGGTGACCTTTTAACCGCTAGTAATATGAACCTCTTATGGAAATCATACGTATTAAAGAAACAAAATGAAGCATACACCACAACCACCACAACCGCATTAAGTTCAACACAAACTCCAGGCGTAATTCAGTTCAATATTGTAGCTACTATTTATTTAAAACATATTCATTCATTTTTTAATATGTGTCCACTATTAAAAGGTGTGTTTATGAAATTAACATTAAATTTAAATAACACTTCATCTACAATTAAAGTGTCACGAGATGTTACAGTTGCATCAACTACCGCGGCTGGTTATGCTATGTCAGGTATGCAATGCACAAGCGTTTCAAATCCATTAGGTGGTGTAAATCCTTTAATGGTTGCTTCAGGAATTACATCTAATGGATCAGCTGGTTTAACACCATCAGCAACATCATCGTTTCTTTCAGATGCAACTAATGGAGCACATCAAATTTTATATACTTATATTGCTAATATTTCAGTTGGTGCGACATGTTTAGACCAAACATTAACTTCTTTAGGTGCTGTAACCACTGGTGCATTATCTAAATCTGTATATTTATATGTTCCAGCTATGACATTTAACCCAACCTTTGAACAAGCTTATCTTTCAAACAGTGTAAAACAAATTAAATATACTGATGTATACCAATATCAGGTCATTAATGTTCCAGCTGGTCAAATGTTTAACAATTTAGTAACTAATGGCATCGCAAATATTAAGTCCGTGTTAATTTTACCATATTTCTCATCGGCATCATCGGCGGGCACTGCATTAGCTACCCGATTTGGTCATTCCAATAATACCAATACAGGTTTTATTAGTGGTGTTCCAGTATTTCAAAGCCCTTTTGATCCTGCTGGAACTGGTCCAACTTCCCCATTGTGTCACATCACAAATTTCAACGTGCAAATTTCGGGACAGAACGCCATCTATAACACACAAAAATATATTTACGAAGAATGGAACAACCAACTTTATGGTCAAAATGCTGTAAATGGTGGTTTAACTGATGGTATCACTTCTGGTCTTATTTCTCGTCAATCTTTTGATATGGAATATTGTTATTATTACGTTAATGTTGAACGCATGTTGCCGGTTGAAATGTCTGTGCCTAAATCTGTTCAAATTCTTGGTCAAAATCTTTCTTCAAAAGCTATTGATATGTATGTATTTGTTGAATATGGTGTTGAGATCCAAATTGATGCACTTACCGGAGCTAGGGTTTAATATAAAAAATAAAATTAATATTTTTTTACATCTTAATTATTAGATAATGATATATATTTAAAAAGATAACTTCTTAAATATATAATATGCACACAATAAGTATTGACGCAAGTCCATCGCAATTAAGAAAATTAAGAAAAGGTCAAAAAGTCCGAGTCAAGAAAGGGACGGGATTTAATATTATTGTTCATCCAACGACATATAATAGAGTAACAAAAGCTTTCGGAAAAAACAAAGGGTTAGAACTTGAACTATCACAAGAAGAACTTCAACATAATGAAATGTCAGAACCGTCTGAAGGGGCTTCAATGATTCCATCACCTTCTGAACCATCTAAATTACAAGAACCACAATCTCGTGGTTCTGAAGGTCAAGGTTTATTTAGAAAAGCTAAAAGATCAATTAAAGATAATGTTCATCGTGCTAAATTAGCTGATTCAATGAATAAACAATTACAGGCTAATTACGATTATATGGGTCGTGCTGGTATTGATAATGCTATTCAAGCAGCTAAACAAGCTAATATGTCACGTATGGGAATTAATGCACGTAAAGCATTAGGACCATCTTTAGGTGGTAATGATGATAATGATAATGAAATTCCTCCAAGATCAAGAATGTATATTAAAGGTGGTTCAATTAATGAACGTGGATCTCTTGGATTAAATGGTGGCATGATTCATACATTCGTCCCTCCAGCACTTGTTTCACAACCGTTTAGCGCTAATTTTCAAATGCAACATTTTCTTCCTCCACAGTATCAACATTTTGAACAAGGTGGTCATGACGATTCTGAAGATCACGGGTTGGGGTCTGGTCTTTATGCTGGTCGTGGCCTCGGACTTGGAATTAGTGGTTGCAATATCAAGAATGATGTCAGGCGATACGCTAGAAAGCATGGTGACGAAGGCATAGATTATTTACAAGGAAAATTAATGAAAAGAATCTAAAGATTTCTAAAAAAGGATTTAAAGTAAAGAATACATTAAATATTAATAAATGTCACTAACAGATTCACAAATTTATGAACTGGCTAAGAAAATGAATATTCCAATGGGAAGCGTTTGTTTTAAAGATGAATTACCGTCTAAATTAGAATTTAATAAAGTTTATATTGTTAATTTAGAAGATAGTCATGATGAAGACGGACATGAAAATTCCGGCACACATTGGACATTCGTTGAGGTTGTTAAACATGGTAATGATAAAATGGAATCAATTTATTTTGATCCATACGGTGCATCACCCCCTGAAATCATTAAAAAAGTGGTTAAGAATACGACAGGACAATCCGGTCTACCTCATACGATGAAAGATGTTCAAAGTTTAATGAACAATGCTTGTGGGTGGTATTGCCTTGCATTGGGTCATTTTATTAATGCATCAAAATATAGATCTGGTATTTTACATGATGATGTAGCGGTATTTATTGATATGTTTGATGATTTAAACCATAATGTAGATTTTAAAAAAAATGAATATATTTTAAAACATTTCTTCCGATCCGAAGATCCAGCGCTGAGAAAAGAAATTGATGTTATTAAAAACTCTGAGAGTATAACAGCGGAAGACGAAAAAGGTGGTATAGATGGTTTTAGAATACCATGCAATGTTAACGTAAAAAAGGTTTAAAGAAATAACTACTACTTAATATAATGGAATGTATACAAGTTGAAGAGGTTAAACCACTAACCTCTAATCAAAGATATAGGATTGCTAATCGTGAAAAAATTAACGAACAACGCAAGAAATATTATTTAGCACGTAAAGAAGCTGACCCTAATTTTTTAGAGTATAAACGAAAGAAATCTAAAGAATATTATGAAAGAAAGAAAGCTAAAAAAGCCGGACAAGTGACGCCAGAAAAACATGTTGAAATGGGTGATAACTCCGATTCTGACGCTTCTAAATCATCAATGGAATCTATTCCAGAATCCGAAGAGGCAAAACTTGAAGAAAAAAGCCCTGAGATTACCGTTGTAGAACCAACTGAAAAAAAATCAAAAAAACGTAAATCAAAAAAAGCAAAGATGTAATATATCATTTTGTGATATAGTGCCAGGAAGTGGGCACACCGTATGATTTCCCGAGTGGTCAAAGGGGCGGGTCTTAAGATCCCGTGCTATGCTTCGTGGGTTCGAATCCCACATCATACAACATGTATTGTTTATGGGACGATAATATATGTAGTCATTATTTTATAATGATGACTAAATATTTATTTATTATTCATCTACAAAAAATTTATATCTTTTATTAGGTTGTAAATTCTTTCTAAACTCTTCACGGCTTTTCAATTCATTGTTAATCATTAATAATTTCATTTCAGTGCGTTCAGTCTCTTCATTAACACATTTCTGACAACGTTCTTTCTTTTCAATATATTGTTCTAATAATAATTTTAATTTATCATCGGGCATCATGCTATACGTAATTCTTAAGTCCATTTATTATATATTATTACTATTTCTTTAACTTAAAATATATTATAAATAGATATCCAAAATATCCAAAAATATTAAATTATTATAAACTAGCCATGAGAATAAAATACTAGACTAAGTTTGAAAAATATATAAAA